ACAGCTTGTAAAAGAACAAGCAAACAATTTCTTAATAAGGAAAGAAGTAGATTAACAAAATTACAATTCAGGCAGGAGTATATGGCAGAGTTTGTTGAAGCAATAAGGCAGTATTTCCCCACAGATTTAATAGAAAAGTGCGTAGTAGAAAAGATAACAGCAGAAGGGAAGAAGTTCTTAGGTGTGGATTTTGCGAGATTTGGGGGAGATGAAAATGCTTATTGTGAGAGTATAATGGATAGAGGTGGAAATGTATTTATTCCTTGGGCAGAAAGTCAAGAAGGGGAAGCAGTTACGAAGTCTATGGGATTTATAAAAAATAGAGATAATATAAATAACTACAATAGGATATTTATTGATAGTGGTGGATTGGGGGGTTCTGTTCTGGATGTTCTACAAGAAACCATAAGCAAGAGGAGAGTTATAGGATTAGATAATTCACAAAGGCGTTATCAAGAGGAAGGAGAGGAGAAGAAGAAAGGAATTTTAAAAGAGGATTTATACATTAATGTAAAGATTTTAATGGAGCAAGGAAAACTAAAGTTCATAGATAATCCTTTAATATTAAGGGCGTTGAAGGATGTTAGTTTTGAATATTCTAAGGAAACGGGAAGAGTAAGAGTTCAAGCAATAGGAAGAGCAAGGCATTTAATGGAAGCAATAACAAGAGCCTGTTGGTGTGTAAAGAATAAGGGTTTAAACATAGGGGCTTTCTGTTAATAAGGAGTAATCTATTGTAATCTAAAAAGGATTAGAAAGATTTATATAGGCACTTATCGTATAATAAAACAAGGAGAAATATGTAAATGGCACATACAGGATTATTTTGTTCAAGCACGGAAATCACATCTAAGGCTGGAGTTAATTATGATAGCACAGGCGTAAGCGAAGCAATCATAAACGAGTGGTGTTTAGAGATTGAAAATTTAATTAATGTTTTAACAAGATATAATTGGAGTGATAAATTTACGGCGACAGAAACAACAGCTACTTTATCCCCAGATGTTTGGCATTTACTAGGACAGGTTGAAAGCGATTTAGTTGCAATTTATTGTATTGAATCAAATATGAGAGGTTTAACAGCTACTCCATACCCATCAAGAATAGTCGCAGAAGATATGATTAATGTTTTGAGAGACAGCGCACTAAGAGGTTTGTCAATATTAAGAGACCCTAAGAGCCAAGACTTTATGCTACAAGCAAAGATTTAAACAATGCCCATAATAGACCCAGATAGAAGAAAGGAATACGAAAAGAAATATTACGAAAAGAACAAGAAAAGGGCTATAAGACTTCAAAGAAAATATCAAGAATTAAATAAAGAAAAAATAAAAGAATATCATAAACAATATTACGAAAACAAAAAACAAAATGCCACACGACTTTAAACGCTTTCCAGAATTACAGACTTCCGAGATGGATGTATATTATTTTGAAAGTCCCCATAAGCAGATTACAGAAAACTTCACGGGAAGAGTTATAAAAGTTCATGATGGAGATACTATAACGCTAAGCGTAGATTTTAGAGATTTTACTTTCCCAGTTAGATTTTTAGAGACAAATTCCCCAGAACTAAACGAGAAAGGGGGAGCAGAGAGTAGAGATTGGTTAAGCCAAAGAATACTTAATGAAGAAGTAGAGGTTAAGATTAATCCAGAAAATAGAGTAGGAAAGTTTGGTAGATTATTAGGGGAGATTATTTGGAGAGGAATAAGTATGAATAAAGAAAGTAAGATGATGGGATTTTCTACAAGTTTCGAAGGAAGAAACGAAGGAAAGTTACCCGATTTAAATAAGGAGTTTAATATAGAACAATGGTTTTAGAAGGGGACACTTTATTCGATAGGACAGAAAGTTCGGCAGATGAATATTTTAATTTTAATAATATAGGCTCTACAAATGTTACAATAAAGTTAGCAGATGAAACAACGACGGCAAGTGCAGTTTTACAAGATGATGACGAGTTATTTGTAAAACTAACAGATACAAATTCTGCTTATAAGTTTAGATTGTTATTAATAGTAAATCAAGTAGATGTAAGTAATGATTTTAAAGTGAAAATGGTTGCTCCAGCAGGTTCAACAGGGGCGTATTACTTAGAAGAACGAGGAGTAGGTTCTGATGGGGGGAATTTTTTAGCAGGTGGGATTAATGTAGAAGTAGTAGATATCTTCATAAATGATTTAAACGATGGGGATGATATGTATTATCAAATAGAGGGGGGATTAACTACGGGAGCAACATCGGGAAATTTACAATTACAATGGGCTCAAAGATTCGCAGGTGGTGGAGATAACTTAACAATAAAGGCAGGGAGTTTAATAGAGGTAACAAAACTTAATTAAAATGGATGAAGCAAAAAAACTAATATTGAAAGAATGGGCAAGAGATAAAAATGCAATGCCGACAAGGATTAAAGAGATGGAAATAAAACAATTAGATATTGAAGCGAAGATTAATGATATTAAAGTAAATACAGAGGTTAAACCATAATGCCAGACAATTTTGGAAAAGCAGATTATAGCGATTTAAGTAATGTAATGACAGACTTTTCAGTTAGCAATGCAAGTCTGGACACATCAGACGGACAAAAAGATTTTAGATGGAATAATGATAAATGGACGAGTTACTTAGGATACTATAATGATATTCCAGAACTTCATGCAACAATAGACGCAAAGGCGACTTGGACAATGGGGAAAGGATTTAAGGGAGTTGGAGAAGGCGCAGAAGTTACAGAATTACTTTTAGGAACAATCAAAGGGAACGGAGTAGATACTTTTAACACAATACTCCAAAATATGATTAGAGAATATCATATAGGGGGAGACGCATTCGCAGAAATTATAAGAGATGAAGATGATGTTTTAGCAAATATAAAACCATTAGACCCCGAGAAAGTTACAATTATTTATAATCAAAAAGGAGTTATAGATAGATATGAATATACTTCTATAAATAAGGATAATGAAGGTAAAAAGACAAAGTATGTTCAAGAGTTCGGAATAGATAAGATATTACATTTAGCGAGAAATAGATTAGGAAGTCAAGTTCATGGGACTTCTATAATTAAGGCAATAGAGAATATAATATTAATGAGAAATCAAGCAATGGATGACTGGAATAGAGTTCTTCATAGAAACATAGACCCACTATGGATTTTCCATATGGACACAGATGACCCAAGTCAAATATCAAGTTTTAAATCTAAAATGGATAGCGCAAGAGGAAAGGGGGAAAATATGTATATTCCTAAAGGAGCAGTTGTCCCCGAATTAGTTTCAACGGCAGGGAATAGTTCTCTTAATCCTCTTCCTTGGATAGACGCTTTAAACGACTATTTCTTTCAAGCAACGGGTGTCCCAGCGATTATAATCGGGGGAAGTAAAGTATTCACCGAAGCAAGTGCGAAGATTAGTTATTTGGCTTTCCAACAAACTATTGAAGAAGAGCAGTTATATATTGAAGAGCAAGTATTATCACAATTAAATGTTGAGATTAATTTAGAGTTTCCAGCGAGTTTAGAGAATGAATTATTAAGCGATAATAAGAAAGATGTGCAGAACGGAGTTACACAACCTAACGAATTAACACAAACTCCCGAACAATTAAACGGAGTAAATGTTTAAGATGGTAAAAAAGAAAAGCAAAAGTAATCCAATAGTAATAGCTGGTTTGGTTTGTATATCAATGGTAGAAGCATACGCTTTATATTTAGGAATTAATGGAACAATCTTAACTTTATATTTTGGGATAGTCGCAGGAACGATTGGAGTTTCTATCCCAACACCTAAATTCTTAGGGGGAAAGAATTAGAATGGTATTTTCAGAATCGGAAAAAGCAGGAATAGAAAGAGTAAGAAAAAAGGCAGAGGAAAGAAGAGGGGGAAATAGTTCTTCTTCGGGAACAGATTTCTTAAAAAGTGCAGGTGTTAAGTCTGGAAATGTTGAGCAAGAATTAAAGAAAATACAGAGTAGTAAAAGCAAGAGTTCAGGAAATGATTTAACAAATATTCTACAAGGGGGAATACCTCAAAGCCCTCAAGCCCAAGATTTAACTTCAAGATTACAAACAGGAAGTTCTGGGGGAAGAGATAGAAGGACAAATATTCCAATAGATACAAGACAGAGCATAAGGCAAGAGATTACACCTAAAAGAAACACTTTAGATATTGTTAGAGATTTAATATTTGGGAACACCCTCGAGAGAAATCCATTTACCAATGAAGTGAATTTAGATAAGAATGGACAGCCTATAAAGGTTCAAGCAGGAACTCTTCCGATAAGCCCTGTTGGAAGTGTTGGATTACTTGGAAGTATAAAGAACTTCTTTAAACCTAATTCAGTTTCTAAGGCTTCACAAATAGGAAAGGAAGTTATAACAAATAAGCAATTTCCAGCGTTGGGATTACGATTTCAAACTAATACAAAGACTTTAGGATTAACTGAAAAGATGTTAAATTTCGCAAAAAGCCCAGCAGGGATTGTTAGTATTATTGGAAGTTATCCGTTTGCAGGATTCATAAAAGAAGAAGCATTACAGACTTTAGGATTTTCTACTAAATCGGCTCTGGATATTGGAGATTTAGAAGGAGCAGAGATAAGCGTAAAAGAACAAGAAGATATTTTAGACCCTCCAACATGGAGAAGAATTATAGGATTAGTCCCTTTTGCGAATGTAGGAGCAAGTCTTTTAGATTTCTTCGAAGGAGCAACAATTAAACTTAATCAAGATAAAAGAGCGATTGAAGAGTTAAGGAATGAGAAAATAGGAGAAGGACAATTCCAAAGCCCTTTTGAATTATCTGCGCAAGATAAACAAGCACAATTTGAGTTAAACCAACAAGCAATATTACAGGCACAATTAGACGCAGAGGAAAGATTTGCAAACGCCCAAGAAAGAAGAGACGAAGAAGAACAGGCACAAGCGAGAGAAGATAGTTTATTTTTTGAAGCATTAAGAAAGAGAAATGCAGGAGAGCCACTAACAGAGGAAGAGATAGCTTTATTAATCGCAAGGGGAATAAGCCCAAAGATAGCCCAATCAGAAGATGACGGATTTGGAAGAAGTTCATTAAGTTTCGGATTATTATAAAATGTGCATAGAGTTATTTAATGTTTTTATGGGCATTTGCTTAATATTTTCAATTAATAAATTAAAAAATAAGTTCGATTTATTTAAATAATTCTAATAAGAATAAGGTTTTATCGTCGCTGTTAGTGTTAAAACTAAAGGACACATATATTTATAAAGGTAGTTGCCTACCATCTACTATGGCAAACAAAGAAATGCATGGGGAAATATGTGAGTGTGGAATGTTAGTGCGTGGGAAAAGTTTAAAGCATTTAAT